GTCTCGAATATTCGTCTGGGCGTCTCGGGCTTCAAGACTCTCGGCACGTCCGCCATCGGCGCCCAGTATGCCGCCATGGGCGTTGCGCAGGGCATTGGCGCGATCGCTTCCAGCGCCGTCTCCATCGTCGGCGTGCTGGTCGCGCTCGGCAGCACCGTCTATTTCCTGGCAGACCGGTTCGGCTACCTGACCGACAAGACCAAGGACGCCTACGACGAGCTGCTGAAGTATGGCGCGGAATCCCGTCGCCAGGCGCAGGAGACTTCCGACAAGCGCATCGCGGACCTGAAGCAGCAGATCGAGGCGGAGCGTGCGCTTCAGCTTCAGCGTATGGATCCCGGTTACGTCAAGAAGGACGACAAGGGCAACTGGGTCGCCGACGAGAGCATCGGCAATCTCTACCGGCTGAACCAGGAGCTCAAGCAGGTTCTCGCCGAGCGCGAAGGGCTGCTCCAGCAGGGCGCCGAGCGCGAGGACGCGCAGGCTATGGCCGCCCTCGAGCGCCGCCTCTCGGCCGAAGAGGAGAAGGTCAATCAGTGGTATGCCAAGCAGGTCGAGCTCGACCGCGATGCCAACGAAAAGGACATCGAGGAAGCCGGCAAGACCGGCAAGTCGAAGCAGAAGATCGAGGAGGATTATCAGGATCGCCGGATCAAGACGATCACTGACCGGTCGAACAAGCGTATCCAGATTTACCAGGCCGAGATCGAATCCATCAACAAGATGATGGAGGGTGCGAACCAGGATCAGGCTCGCCAGAACGAACAGGCGATCACGCGCCTGCGCGAGAAGATCAACGCCGAACACGAAGCGATCCGTCAGAACACGAAGGACAAGTTCGGCGTCGATCACTACGCCTCGCTCGATGACGGCACCAAGGCCGCTCAGCGCGGCCAGAAGGAGCTCGAGCGCCTGAAGCGCGACATCGCCGGTCTCAACGCCGAGCTCAATGGCGCCAACGCGGCCGTCGCCGAGATGAACTACCGCATCGCTGCGGGCGATTTCGGCAACATCAAGGACGGCTCGGAGGATGTCGCCGAGCTGCACCGGCAGTTGATCGCCGCGACCGAGCAGAAGGAAGTCCTCGACCAGCTGACCAAGGGCCAGAAGAAGGCCGAGGCGGAGCTGGACCGCATTCGCGAGAAGGCCCTCGAGCGGCGCATGGACGCCGAGCTAAAGGCGGCCGGCGGCGACAAGATGACCGACGCCCAGAAGTTCCAGTTCAAGCTGGACCATGGCTACTTCGACGGCATCGGCAGCAGCGTCGACGAGGTGAAGAAGAGCATCGCCGACGTCATCAAGTCGATGGATCTTCAGGGCAAGGGCGCCACGCAGGTCGCACGGGTTCTGCAGAACACCACCTTCGGCGATCAGACCGTCACGCGCATCAAGACCGTCACCGAGGCGCTCCTTCAGATGGTCGGCGTCATCGACGGCCTGGGCAACGGGCTCAACAGCGTCAATTTCCAGAACTTCGGTGCCGGCCTCGGCGCCTCGATGGCCGGCGCCATCATGCCTGTCATGCAGAACCTTCCGCAGCAGATCACCGAACGCATGCAGCAGGCCATGACCTACATGATGCAGAAGGGCTGGTCGAAGGAAGCGGCCGCCGGCATCGTCGGCAACCTGGTCGGCGAGTCCGGCATGAACCCGAACGCGATCGGCGACAACGGGAACGCATTCGGCCTGGCGCAGTGGAACGACCGCGGCCCGCAGATGAAGGCGTTCCTGGCGTCCCAGGGCAAGGCGTGGAACGACTTCTTCGGACAGCTGGACTTCATCGATCACGAGCTGCGCACGAGCGAGAGCAAGGCCGGTAGTCAGCTTGGCCTCGCCAAGGATGCCGCTTCGGCGTCCGAGATCTTCATGCGCATGTATGAGCGCCCCGCGGCGTGGGCCGCAGCTCAGAGCGGCGGCAAGCGCGCTGGCGCGGCTGTGCAGGCCTACAACATGGGTCCGGGCGCTGGCGGTCCGACTGCATCCACGGCTTCCGGTGCGCCCCAGCTCGCCCCGATCCAGCCTTACGTTCCGGTGAGCGAGACCGAGGAATACAACGAGCTGCTCGAAAAGGGCGTCAAGATCTACGAGCGGATGAACAAGGAAGCCGCCGAGATCATCCCGATCGAAAAGCAGGCGAAGAGCCTCGAGGACAGCAACGAGCGCACCAAGTGGCTCGACGACATGAAGGCCAAGATCAAGAACGCCGGCACCGAAGTCGAGGATCTGGGCAAGAACTTCTCGAAGCTGAAGGATGCGGTCTCCGCCGGCAAGCTCGGCGACAGCACCGACATCAACGCGCCCGAATACAAGGAGCTTGTCGAGCAAGCGAAGGAACTTGATCGCGTCGAGGAGGAGATCGCCAAGAAGAAGAAGGCGAGCAAGGCCGCCGACCGCGAGGCGAAGGATCTCGAGCAGCAGCGGGCCGAGATCAACCGCAAGATCGCCGAGGAGGCGAAGAAGGCGGCTGATCCGAACTATAAGCCCGACAGCTCGGCTCTCCAGAACCTCACCACGCAGCTCAACGAGTATGTCGAGAACGTGAAGCTCGCCTACGGCGCCGACAGCCAGGCGTATAAGGACGCGCTCGCGCAGAAGACGGCAGCCCTTCAGCAGCAGAGGCTTCTCGAGGTCACCACCGACCAGGCCAAGATGGCGCAGGAGCGCCAGAACCTCCAGCAGTCGCTCATGAGCGAGAGCCAGGCGCGGCAGTATGCCATGCAGCAGGATCTCGCCCTGGTCGACCAGTGGATCGAGCGCGCCCGCCAGGCCGGCATGTCCGAGGTGGAAATCACCCAGACGGCCGAGGCGCAGAAGGCGGCGATCCGGCAGAAGTATGCCGCCCAGGCAGATCCGATGTCGAAGATGTTCCAGGAATGGGGCGATCTCCAGGGCAACCTGGCGAAGGCGTCCGCCAACTGGATGAACTCGCTCGCCGACGGTCTGACCAACCTCATCATGGGCACCGGCGATCTGAAGTCCGTCATTCAGGGCATCCTGAAGGACATGATCAACATGGGCCTGAAGTATCTGATGTCCGGCATGTTCGGCGGTCAGGGCAAGGGCGGCAGCGGTGGCAAGAAGGGTGCGATCGCTCCCCGTGCAACCGGCAAGGGCGGCAAGATGGGCGGCGGGAAGAAGGGCTTCGGCGCCTTCCATACCGGCGGCATCATCGGCTCGCGCGCGCCCATGAAGCGCTTCGCCTCTCCGGCGTCGTTCATCAACGCGCCGAAGTTCCACACCGGCGGCGTCATCGGTCCGAAGCTGGCCCGCGGCGAGGTGCCGATCATCGCCAAGCAGGGCGAAGGCGTCTTCACGCCCGAGCAGATGGAAGCGATGGGCGGCATCCAGCAGAACCAGGCGATCGAGATCAACGCTCCGATCACCGTCAACGGTTCGGCCGGCACGCCCGCCCAGAACGACGACCTGGCGAAGAAGATGGCGAAGGAAATGGAAGTGACCATGCGTGGCGTCGTCGCCGACGAGGTGCGGCGCCAGAGCAAGCCGGGGAACTTCCTCAATTCTCGCTCGCGCTAGTAAGTAAGTCCTTACTTATGCTATGATGGGCCAACCGCCCATCATAGCCAGAGGTTGCCATGCCGCTTCCGACTTTCGCACCGCCGGTCGGCCCGTCCCCCGGCACGTCCATCAAGCCTACCGTCAACCTGTGGGAGACGGAGTTCGGCGACGGCTATTCGCAGCCGACCCCGAAGGGCATCAATCACATCAGGAAGACGCTCTCCCTGAAGTGGGACGTGCTGACCTACGACCAGATGCGCGAGATCGTGGATTTCTTCGAACGCATGGGCGGCAACAAGCCCTTCTACTTCCGGCCCTTCGGCGAGAACGTCACCTTCAAGTGGACCTGCAAGGAATGGACGCCGACCACCACGGGCGGCATCTGGGCGATCGAAGCCGAGCTGATCCAGAGCTTCACCAATCAGGTTTAGGCTTGATTATAAGTAAGCACTTACTTACAATCAGGACATAGGAGCCTCGATGTCCGCCCTTCAGTCCGAAGCACAGAGCCTTTCGCCGTCCGGCACCATCTCGCTGTTCACCCTCGACACCTCGTCGATGGGCGGACCGATGCTGTATTTCGTGCAGGGTTCCGAGAACGACGGGCCGGTCAGGTTCAACGGCATCGACTACCAGCCGATCGACGTCCAGTTCGACGGCCTCGAGACCACGGGGCAGGGCGCGCTGCCGACGCCGAAGATCCGCATCTCCAATGTCGACGGCATGGCGCAGGCTCTCATGAACACCTGGGGCGAGCTGCTGGGCTGCACGCTCTACCGCGTGCGCACCTACGTTCGCTTCCTTGACGACAGTCCCGACGCCGATCCGGAGGCCTTCTACGGTCCCGACATCTTCCGCTTCGAGCGCAAGACCTCCGAGAACGGCGTCTACATCGAATGGGAACTGTCGGCGGCGATCGACCAGGAGGGCAAGCAGCTCCCCGGCCGCACCGTCATCCGCAACACCTGCCTGTGGCGCTACCGCTACTTCAACCAGGACAGCCGGGCCTTCGACTATTCGAAGGCCCAGTGCCCTTACACCGGCAGCCGCTACTTCGACATCAACGACAACGAGGTCTCCGACCCGGCCCTGGATTACCCGAGCCGGCGCCTTGGCTGCTGCCATGCGCGCTTCGGCAAGAACAATCCCTTGCCGTTCGGCGGTTTCCCTGGAGTGCAGAGGGTTTCGCAGTGACCGAAGATGTAAGTAAGTCCTTATTTAATCTCGCCTTTGAGGACGCCAAGACGCATGCGCGCCAGCAGTTTCCGAAGGAGAGCTGCGGCCTGATCGTCGCCGGCAACTACATCGCCTGCGAGAACGTCGCGGCGCCGGTCGAGGAGCACAAGGAAGGCGACGACAACTGCGGCTGCCAGCTCTGCTCCTTCCAGATCGATCCCCAGGTCTACCTGAAGCACGCCGACAAGATCGACTTCGTGGTGCATTCGCACCCGAACGGTCCGCTTTATCCTTCGCGCGCCGACATGGAGGGCCAGCTCCAGACGGGCGTGCCCTGGGCTATCATCGCGCTCGACGAGGACCGCGTCGGTGATCCCCTCATGTGGGGCGACAGCCTGCCGATCGCGCCGCTCGTCGGCCGCCCGTTCATGCACGGCGTCCACGACTGCTATTCGCTGATCCGCGACTGCTACCGGCTGGGCAAGGACGAACTCGCCAAGCAGGACATTCCCGATTGGCCCTACGAACCGATCCTGCTGCCGACCGGCGTGCGTGACGACGGCTGGTGGGAGAAGGGCGAGGATCTCTACGATCGGAACTTCCCGCTCGCCGGCTTCATCGAGATTCCGGAGACCGAGGTTCGGCCGGGCGACGTCTTCCTGATGAAGATCCGCTCCGAGCAGTTCAATCACGGCGGCCTGCTGATCTCCAACGATCTGATCCTGCATCACCTCCCGCTGCGCCTCTCTCGCCGCGAGCCTGCCGGCCTGTGGGGACGCCAGGCTGGCCGCTGGCTTCGCTACGTGGGGCCGCTGAATGTTACGTAAGATCCATCTGCACGGCGCGCTGGGCGCGAAGTATGGCAAGGTCTTCGAGCTGGACGTGAAGACGGCCGGCGAGGCTATTCGCGCGATCGGCGCCAACTTCCCCGAGTTCCTCAAGGATCTGCGCGACGGCGCCTGGCATGTCGTGCGCGGCAAGACCGTCAAGAACGGCCTCGATCTGGATGAGCACCAGGTCGCCGGCTTCCGGCTGGGGCAGGGCGCATTGCACATTCTGCCTTACGTCGCGGGCTCCAAGCGCGGCGGCCTGCTGAAGATCATCCTGGGCGCCGTTCTGATCGGCGCGGCCTTCCTGTTCACCGGCGGCGCTCTCGCGCAGCCGATCATCGCCGGCGGAGGTATTTTCGGCGGCATCACTGGCACTCAGGTTGCGCTCTTCGGCGCCGCGCTCGCCATCGCTGGCGTGTCCACGATGCTTTCGCCCGAGGAGAAGAGCAAGGACGGCGACGAGAACTCCTTCACGTTCGGCGGACCTGGCAACAATTACGACCAGGGCAACCCCGTCCCGCTCGTCTACGGCCGCGTCATCACCGGCGGCCAGATGATCTCGGGCGGCATCGATATCGAAAGGATTGCGGTCTCCGGCAGCGGTGGCGGATCGGTCGGCGGAGGCAAGAAGTGATCGATTTCAACGGCTCCACAGCGATCGACAAGGTTCCGACCGCGCTTCGTCACATCCCGGCGCGCATTGGCGGCCGCGGCGGCTCGAGCAAGGGCGGCAGCGCGACCAACGACGACAACACGATGCGCTCCAAGGCGCGCGCGCGCATGATCGAGGCGATCTCCGAAGGCGAGATCGTCGGCCTGGTCAATGGCGCCCGCTCGATCTTCTTTGACCAGACGCCGGTTCAGAACGCCGACGGCACCCTCAACTTCAAGAACGTCATCTGGTCGCAGCACAAGGGCCTGGCTGACGAGGGCTATTTTCAGGGCCATGCCGGCGTCGAGACGCCGACCAACGTCGAGGTGCAGGTCAAGAACGCGACCGGTCCTGTCCAGCGAACCATCGTCGACGAGAACGCCGACGCCGTGCGCGTCATCATGCGCATCCCCTCGCTGGTGCAGCAGGACGACAAGGGCGGTCTGAAGAAGACCTCCGTCTCCTACGCCATCGATGTGCGCGGTTACAACGGCACCTGGACCACT